CGCCTGATTCGTTCCGCTGGTAAGCTTCATCTGGGCGGAGATACTCGTTCCCGCGCCGGTCGTCGCGTAACCGACGGTAGAGGTAATACCGGTCGTATCGGAAGTGATCGTAAAATAAGAACCGTTCCAAGCGCAGGAACCCCCGACTAGGGCCGAATCGATAATGGCTGCGACCGCGTTTAAGTTCGCGGCGGCGGAAAAGTTTAGACTGACGAGGTTCTTCGAGACGCCGTCGACTACGATTACGAGTCCGCCGTTCGTGATAACGGTCCAGTTACTCATGGTCTGCTGCGAGGCGGAAAGAATCCCACCAACGTTTAGCCCAGAGGAGGCGGTTCGAAGCCATCGACCGATCATCATGGTCGAGGGGCTCGGCGTTTGCCCGTAGTAAAGGGACGCGGCGAGCGTTTCGGGGGCGTCGACTCCGAAATCCGCGAGTACCTGCTCGTAGCTTAAATAGGTTCGGTATCGCTCCAGACCCGTTATTACGTTCGAGTCTCCGGCGACCATTAGGACGCCGAAAGCTCTTACCGCGGCGGCGAGAGGATTAAGGTTAACCGTTACTCGGACGAGACCCGAAACTGATAAGCTCATAAATTAATTTCCTTTCAGGGAACAAAGTATTGTACGCGACGCCGCTTCGGCGGTACCCGATCTAACTTGAAGGTAGTTTACGCAGCGAAAGTAAGCCGGGTTTACCGCGTAAGCCCTGTTCTGCGCGACCGTCATCGAGACGACGGTATTCGCGCTATCGTAAAGGGCCGTAAAACCCCCGCCGACGAGCGTCCCTCCCGAGGGGACTAAAGTAATATCGACGGCGGATTTCGCGAAAGTGTAGGCGTTACCCGTGGTACCGCGAATGACGGCGGTAACGAGAAGAGCCGAGCCCGAAACTTCGTAAGTACAGGCGGCGAGTCCGGCGACGACCGAAGCTTCGAGGAAGGCTAAAAGATTTACGAGAGTCTCCGCGGCGTCGAGCCCGATAAGAACTTGGGAGAGCGGGTCGGCGACGACCGTCTTAAAAGTAGTTACGACTCCGTTAATCGTAAGCGTATCGTTATTCGAGGTAGGTCCGGCGAAGACCGCTTGCCCCTTCGCTTGGAATCCCCCCACGTGGTCCGCGACGAAGAACGTTAGCGCTACCCCGGTAAAGACCGGAGGAAGAATTATCCCTTCGAGCGAGAAACCTTTAAGGTCTAGGGGCGTCGAAAGCTGATCCCCCGCGGGTATTGATAAGGGAGCGTTCGGGATAAAATTTCCAAGCCAGCCTTGATAGTTCATATTTTAATTCTCCACGTTTTCGGAATTCCAATCAAGCGAGTAGTCGGGGTCGGTCCCAGCCTGCGCTCGAATGGTGCCCCGCGCCGAAAGTAAGGAAGGTACCCGGTACGTCCGGATTACTTCTCGCCGTAGAATAATGGTCGTTTCGACTCGATTATAAAAGCGTTCGTTTACGGGCTCGGGCAACTTCCTCGAAGGGAAGATCTCGACGAGTCCCATATTTGCGGCCGTGAGTGCCTGAAGGTTCTGCGGAATCTGAAGTCCGTCCCGGATCGTAGCGTAAATATCGAGCGCTAGGGGGCCGTAGATAGAGACGCCGACGTCGAGAACCTCGTGGCGCTGACTATTTACCGTCGTCCCGAGGGTATCGAGGGGGTCCGTCCAGACATATGCGTTCGCGTCAGGTACGCCGTCCTTTATAGTAAAGGCGAGCCAGTTAACGAGAATCGATGGCGGTTCCTTCGGTACCTCTGTCTGAAACTTCGCGCGCACCATTTGTCCCGATAAGCCGGTAAGCCCCACCAAGAAAGCTTGAAGGAAATCCTCGACGGAAAGGTCTCCGGGGAGTTCTTCCGTTTCCGCCGGTTCTATGTAGGGCTGAAGAGGCATTAAACTAGGTTCTCCGCGACACAGACGCCTTCGACCCAACCGGCACCCCAGTTAAGCCAGCCGAAGACTTTTTTTACTTGGTACCGTTTACCCTTAAAAATGAGGACGCTCGGGTATTTACACCCGTCGGTATCGCCGATAGCGCCCTTAAACCAGAAGCTCGAAAGGTCTTCGTTCTGTAGCCCCTCGGGTAATCTCCGGAGGGTTTTCCCGTCTGCGGGCTGTATTACCCCGACCGACCTTACGAGCGTCTCCTTTATAATATTCTTTCCGCGGGTCGAAACGACCGACGCGCGTTGAACGTGCGTTATCGCGTCGACGAAATCGGGGTCCGTTAGTATATCCGCTACGTCGATACGGGCCATTACGATTCCCCTTTTACGACGTAGGTAATCGCGTTCCTCATTTGGCCCGTTACGATAAGAGCCTTCGTCCCTTTAAACCCTTTTCTAACCCGTCCGAGAAGGGTCGCCTCCGCGGGCGGTAAGATCCCTTCCTGCGAATTAATAACCTTCTTTACCGAAACCGAGGCGACTATACCGGCGCGATTATACGTCGCCGAAAGGGCTCCGACTCCGCCGGATAGAGCTTTCTTCGCCCCGTCGCGGAAAATCTGAATTATCTCTTTCTGTGCCGCGCGAATCCCTAGCTCGAGGACCGGGCGCGCCGGTATTCCCTGGGCCGTTGAACCGAAATTATTTATCGCGAGAATGGTAGCGTTATTTATCGGGGCGTCGTCTTCGCGCTCCGTTTCCTCTTCGGGGATTCCGACGAGGACGGCGTCGCGCTTAAATTTCTTGATTACCTTATTAAAGTTTTTCGTAAAGTCTTCGGTTACGAGGAAGGATTTCATAGCTGGATACACCCTGCGCCGAAGATCTGCGTAAGCCTGAAAAACTGCTTCCCGTAGGTGGTGAGGTTCCAGAAACCGGCGTCAGTTTCGTTCGACGTCGTCGAGTCGTAACTTACCGTAACCGAACCGACCGTTTTCGAGTTAGCGATTCCGCCCTGCTGCCCCGGAGAACCTCCGACCGCGGCGGCTTGCGTATTCTGGTGAGCGAGAACTAATTGGTGGGCGACGTAGAGGCTCATCCCCTGATTCCAGGCGTCCTTCCAAATAGAAGAGCGGACTAGGAGTTCCCCTAGTCCGCCCCAAAAAGTTATCGTCTCGTTCGAATACTGCTCCGCGCTGTTAAACTCCGGAAAGTTTACCCGGAACTTCGCAATATCGAAGACCACGAATTACCTCTTTATTTACTTTTCCCATGCTTCCCGTGTTTTTTATCTTCGGACTTTTTATCGTCCTCCGGTACGGGGGACACGGGCGCCGCCTCGGGCTCTTTCGAGTCCTCGGCCTTTACCTCGTCTTTTCCTTCCTTCGCGGCGTGGGCTTTCGCTTTCTTCGCGTCGGACTCTTCGACGAGCCGGTTATGAAGTTTTTCGTTTCTCTCCTGCTCGGACTTAACTCCGCCGGTACGGACCGGGTCCGCGTCGACGATTAAGCCGAGACCGACGTACCGTAAGAAATTCGAGTCTTGCTCGGACTTCGCCGGTACTTCGTGATTTCCCCGAGGAAAATCCTTCCCCCCAATGCGGAGGGCTTGATTGAATTTATATCGCATATATTTCCCTTTCCTTTTAGATTCCGTCCGCGTAGCGAACAGTTTCCGGATAAGGGAATTCCATCTCACCAAACGCCCAAATGTAAGGCGCGGTGTATCGAATCCCTTGGTAGTACGCCGTCTCTCTTCGGACAGGGACCATCGGGAAGCGCACGCGAGTTTCGTCGTTCGTGTACGCGACCATTCGGTCCGTTACCCCGGCGCCTTCGCCGACCAACCATTTAACCGGTTGGATATCGAGGGGACGTCCGTTTACCTGATTCGCGATGGAATTTTCCATCAGGAACTTTAGTACGGATACATTGCCCGCGGAAGAAACCTTCTGCGAAGCGATATAGGAGAACTGGAGAGGGGGAAGCAGGAGCTTACCGGGACAGACGGCGTAGGCCGCCGCGGCCCAGGAGCCTTCGACGAGCGTGTTAACGTCGTTTAGCATCTCGTCCGGGGTTTTCTGCGCCCAGAGAGGCGAACCCGAAACTCCGTTTGCTACCGTCGTCGCCGTAACGTCGGCGGAGTTAACTAACCCCGTTGCTCCGACGTCGTCGGACCCGACGTACACCATTTGATCGGTGTTCATCTGGTACAACTGATTTAGCGCGTCGATTTTCTGAACGTCGATCGGCTGCGCCGTTAACTGGGAACGCTCGAGCTCGACGCTCGTATAGCTGACTTCCCGTCCGAGGATTCGGAGGGGTTTTACCAGCTTACGACCGTTAACCGAGACTCCGGGAATCGCGGTCGTTTCGGCGGAAATCCAAGGCATTTGCCCTTGGGTATTTTCGAGCGAACCTACTCCGGAAAAAGCCGACTGAATGAAACTCGTCGACTCGTTCGACATCGAAATGCCGGGACGGAGTTTAATATCACGGCCCCAAGAAACGGAGACGAGCGGCTCGTAAAGACGCTTGTCTAAATTTTCCAATTGATTGATATAGAAAGCCAACGCGGAATCCATGGTCCGGAACCGCCGAGCTATTAATCGTCTCATAATAAAACCCCCTTTTAAGGTTAGTACCGATTATCGGGCGATCCGAAGTTCGGCGTTATTTTCAGCATCCAGACCGTCAGAAGCCCACGTCGCCTGAACGGCATCGAGAGCAAAGCTATTGCCACCATCCGAGGCCGCTTCGAAAGCGCCGATAGGGCGGTCCGT